GCAATGAGATCAGGGGCTACCGCGCACTTGGCGGCGCGGCTCCTGCTGCTGTGACGCCGTTTAAGCCTGCTGGTGCAGCGCCTGCTGCAAAGTCTTCTACGCCACCTAAGTTTGGCGCATCACCTTGGGCGAAGAAGTAAAAAAATGGAAGTAACACAGTGGGACGGTCATAACGCTGAGCATAGGCAACTTTTGAATTACAAAATGTTTGAGATGCAAAAAAAATTGGAACTCGCCCAAGAAGAATTGGAAACCGCTCGTGGTTATTCGCGTATTGCTAGAAACTCGGTAAAAATATCTTTAAGGGCAGTAGATGATGCAAAACATAATTTGAAGGAGTTGTGGAAAGAATATCAAGCCATTCCTAAATTTAATGGTTTTACCACCATCAAATACGACACTTAAAAAAAAGACCCCGCTTGTGACGGCGGGGTCAACCAACTTTCAGGAGAACAACGTGCAAATACCAGATGCAGAGATTACCATAACTTCCTTGATTGACGCTGCCCATGAGGAAAGGCTTGAAAAGCCCAGACCGCATTTAGGGGCAAGCACCTTGGGCCACCACTGCGAACGGTGGCTTTGGCTAAGTTTCCGCTGGGCGGTGCAGGAAAAGTTTAAAGGCCGCATCCTGCGCTTGTTTAGGCGTGGCTTTAATGAGGAGGCTACCATCATCAGTGACCTACGGGCGGCAGGCATCCATGTCTATGGCACTCAAACCAAAGTGGACTTTGGCAGTCACGTATCAGGGAGCCTGGACGGGGTTGGCAAGGGCGTACCCGGTGCGCCGAAAACAGAACACGTGCTGGAATTCAAGACCCATAGTCTCAAGTCATTCAACGACTTGGAAAAGCATGGCGTAGGCAAGAGCAAGCCCCAGCATTTTGTGCAGTGTCAGGTTTATATGCACGGGACTGCCTTGAAACGTGCGCTGTACGTTGCCGTCTGCAAGGATGATGACCGTATATACACCGAGCGTTTGGAGTACGACAAAGAAGTGGCAATCAAGGCCATTGAGCGTGGGCAACGGTTAACGCTGACCGACCGCCTGCCACCACCGATAAGCACCGACCCGACATGGTTTGAGTGCAAGATTTGTTCTGGGCATGACTTCTGCCACCAGAGCAAGACCACCAAGCACGTTAATTGCCGAACTTGCGCCCATATCACGCCATTGAGTGATAGCACTTGGCACTGCGCCAAGTGGGATGACATTGTGCCGCTTGAGTCTCAACGTACCGGCTGCGAGTCTCATGTTCTGCACCCTGACCTAGTGCCCTGGAAGCGGCTTGAGGGGCCAAGCGACTGGGTGGCAGTCTATGAGATTGACGGGCTTGGGATTGCCAATGGTGAACCGGGCGAGGGGGTGTATGGCAGCAAGGAACTGCTGGCTAATGCTGCGGCTTGCGCGAGTGGTGATCCGCTGATTGCTGAGGTAAGGGCTAAGTGGGATGGGAGGGTAGTGGGGTGAACAAAATTGAATTTGGCGATTGCCGAGAAACCATGCGCCGCTGGAAAGAGCAGGGCATCAAAGCGCAGACTTGCGTGACCAGCCCACCCTACTACGGTTTGAGAGACTACGGGCATGAGGGGCAGCTTGGCCTTGAGGAAACACCAGAGCAGTACATCACGGCAATGGTCGAGGTGTTCCGCTGCGTGTGGGATGTGCTGGAGGATGATGGGACGCTGTGGCTGAACATTGGGGATAGTTATGCAAGAAATGGTGGCGGCGTTGAGTCAAAAATGAACACAGTCCATAAAATGGGCGTTGGTCAAAAAGCCACTTATCTTGCTGGTGGAATGCAAAGCATAAACAGAGTGCCGAAAGGATTAAAAGAAAAAGACCTAATTGGCATACCTTGGATGATGGCCTTTGCTCTTCGTGCTGATGGTTGGTATCTGCGCCAAGACATCATCTGGCACAAGCCCAACCCCATGCCTGAGTCGGTGACAGACCGATGTACCAAGGCGCATGAGTACATTTTCCTCATGAGCAAGTCGCAGAAGTATTATTACGATGCCGATGCAATCAAAGAGCAGTCAACATCCAAAAGCGAAGGCATTAGATTCGGCGGCAACAAGTACGGGGATGATGATGACCCTAAATTTGCCACAAAATCTGGAAATGTAAGTAAAGAATACGACAAAGCGAACAAGCGCAGTGTCTGGACAGTGACCACCAAGCCTTACGCTGGCGCACATTTTGCTGTGTTTCCTTTTAAATTAATTGAACCCTGCATCCTTGCTGGCGCACCAATTGGCGGGATTGTGCTTGACCCATTTATGGGCAGCGGCACAACTGCACAGGTAGCGCAAAACCTTGGGCGGCAATACATTGGGTGTGAATTGAATCCAGACTATTGCCAACTCCAAAACATCCGCACTGCACAACAATCGTTTGAATTTGAAGCATGACTACCTTGCGTGACTACCAACAGCGCACCATCGACCAACTCTACGCATGGTTTGAGGCAGGCAACCAAGGCAACCCCTGTCTAGTCCTGCCCACCGGCTCCGGCAAGAGCCACATTGTTGCCGCATTGTGCAAGGACGCTCTGCAAAATTGGCCTGAAACCCGCATCTTGATGCTGACCCATGTCCGAGAATTGATTGAGCAGAACGCTGACAAGATGCGCCAGCATTGGCCCAATGCACCGATGGGCATCTACTCTGCTGGGTTGCGTCAGAAGGAACTGGGCGAACCTATTACCTTTGCAGGCATCCAATCGGTGCGGAACAAGGCCAAGGAGATAGGCCATGTTGATCTGGTCATCATTGACGAGTGCCACTTGGTTTCGCACAAGGACGAAGGGGGCTATCGGACACTGTTATCGGACATTTATCAGACAAACCCAAATGTCAGGGTGATAGGTTTGACCGCCACACCGTACCGCCTGGGGCACGGCTACATCACCGATGCGCCTGCCATCTTCAGTGCCCTGATCGAACCCACCAGCATTGAGGAACTTATCCACAAGAAGTACCTGTCAACCCTACGCTCAAAGCTGACCATCACCAAGCTGGAGGTGGACGGGGTGCATAAGCGTGGGGGCGAGTACATTGAATCCGAGTTACAGGCTGCGGTGGACACCAAGGACAAGAATGGCAAGGTAGTGCGCGAGATCATCAAGTTGGGGGCCGAGCGCCACTCTTGGCTAATTTTCTGCGCCGGGGTTGCCCATGCCCACCATGTAAAGGAAGCCTTGACAGAACAGGGCATTGTTGCCGAGTGCGTGACGGGCGAGACACCAAGCGCCGAGCGCGACAAGATGTTGAGCGACTTCAAGGCAGGGCGCATCCGAGCGTTAACTAATGCCAATGTACTCACCACAGGGTTTGACGCGCCTGGGATTGATCTGATAGCCATGCTGCGCCCAACTATGTCCCCTGGCTTGTATGTCCAGATGGCAGGGCGCGGCCTGCGGATTGCCGAGGGCAAGACTGACTGTCTGGTGCTGGACTTTGCCGGAGTGGTGGAGCAGCATGGCCCCATCACTGCGGTTAACCCGCCACCAAAGAAGGGTGACAAGGTAGGCGAAGCGCCCGTAAAAATTTGCGATAACTGCCAAGAGATATGCGGCTTGAGTGCCCGAGTCTGTCCGGCCTGCGGGACACCGTTCCCCGAGCCAGTGCGCCCGACCCTTAAATTGTCAAACCTAGACATTATGGGCAATGAGGGCATTGACCTCGAAGTGACAAGCTGGCATTGGCGCAAGCACATTAGCCGCGCCAGTGGCAAGGAAATGCTCTCTGCCACTTACTACGGGGGCTTGAGTGATTTGCCTGTAACCGAATATTTGGCAGTGACGCATGAGGGCTATGCTGGAGAGCGCAGCAGGCGGCTGCTCGCTGATATTGCATACAAGTCAAAATCAAAATTAACTTACCTGATGGCAGATTTACATGATATGGCCCAACAGATGACCGAAGGCCAGCCACCAGTAAGGATTGAATTCAAGCGAGAGGGCAAGTTTTTTTCAATAGTTAGGAGAATGTGGACATGAGACACCCAGAACCCGCCATCGTCACCCTATACCGCAACACTTTGAAGGCCGAGCCACCTAGGGTTTGCCATACGTGTGACCACTACACCGAGCAAGGGCTATGCGCCGAATATAACGATACGCCACCACCAGAGTTTGCATCCGAGCCTGGGGGCTGCGCCCTATGGGAGTGGGAGATACCCTTTTAATGGAGTCCGA